TTATATGTCAATGATGCTAATAGAAATTTAAATTATGAATTATATTATAATCCATCTAATACATCTGTTGGATCAGATTCAATTCAATGGTTCCAACAAGGTTTAATTTCAAATTTTACAAACTGCGCATTTGCCAGCACAACAAATTTAACATTAAACTCTAATCTAAATATTCCAGGGTCTCAAAAAGGTGATCGATTATTAGTAAAAGATCAAACAGACAAATTGCAAAATGGAATTTATTCGATAGATGAATTAGTTACAAATTATTTAAATAGACACGAAGCTTTAGATATTTCTTCTGAAATATCTATCAATCAAAGAGTTAATGTTATTAGTGGGATAGCAAATAGTGGGATTTATGCTTTGGTTTATGACGAAAGTACAACACCAGCTATAGATTCAACAAATATATTTTGGACAAAGGTAAATACAAATTCATATCTTGCTAATGCTAAAGCTGCTACAACTTCAGAAGTTTCTTTGACTAATCCGCCAAGCAAAGTTGATGATGTTATATTACAAAAATACGATAGAATTTTAGTAAAGAACCAAACTGATAAAACAGCAAATGGCGTTTATGTTGTTTCATCAATTGGGTCATCTAATGTTTGGGCAAGATCTACTGACTTAGATGCAAATAGCGAATTGTTGCCTCAGCTTTCAATTCAGGTTGGATATGGAACAACAAACGCTGATAAAAACTTTAGAATCAAATTACCAACTCCAAGAACTATAACAAATGCTCAAACTACAGCTTATATTTTGGGCACTGATAATGTAGATTGGATTGATACTGCAAATAACCAATTATATAATTCATCACCAGAAACTTGGCAATCATTACTTTCTGGATATGAGAATTCAGTTTTCCTAGGTGGAGCTAAATTAGGTATTGATCAGACAGCTAAAAGTAAAAGTTTTGGTATTGCTGTAAAAACACCTAGTTCCACTGTGCTTTCTACCAATAATATTACCTCAAATGGGCAGGTAAGAAATATGAAATTCAAAGTAGAATACATTATAGCTAAAGATTAGTAAAGGTATAACCCTCTACTATTTAAAAATATAGTATTAACAATTTATCAAGAGAGATAAAATATGCAAAATTTAGAGTCACAGTTACATACACTTTTAGAAGATATTGCACCAGATGTTCACTCACACGAAGAGCAGGCAAAAATTATTGCTGTAGCTTCTGCAAATATTTCTAAAAAATTTACTGCAAGACGTTTTGCAAAGGCTGATGGCAGAGTCTTAGAATCTCAAATGACTGATGCAATCTTAATTGCTATGTCCACTTTATCCTCCTGGGATAATGAAGATGATGAAATTTTTGATGCTAGAGGGCTTTCTCACGCACAATTAATCAAAAGAGTAGCAAACACAACTAAACCAAGTTGGGGACAAATGGATATATTAAATCCTGATGTTATAGAAGATACATTCTCTTTTGAAGAAGAAGATGAACCAGATTCTGAAACTAAGTTAGAAAATGCGCAACAAACAACAGAAGCATTTGATACTCCAGGAAGAGGAAGGCATCGTTCAGACTTTATTTCAGCGCCAATTAGATAATATGAAATACGTAAAATTAGCTCAAATGCCACCAATGGATCCTATGGCTGGGATGGGAATGCCAGCTGCTCCTATGGCTATGCCAGCCCCTGCTGATCCTGCCTCTGCTCAGAAACAAATAACCGTACCTTTAGCAAATTTAGGTTTGATCTTGGCTGACGCTGAAATTGAAAAAAGATTATTAGAACAACTTGAAGATAATGAACAAGGGATAGCTAATGATGTTTGGCTTCAATATGGCGGAGAAGAAGATGGCGGAGTTGATTCAGAAAAACGTGGCAAAAGATCAGATGAAGAAGCTACTGAAGAAGAAATAAAAGCCACAGATAAAACTAGATGGGAAAGATTGCCTGTGGGACAAAATTTATTAGATTTAGAAATAACTCTTGATGATTTTGCAAATGCGGTAAAGTTTTTATCTTTTGGATTTGCTAAAAACAAAGGAAAAGAACAAGGTGCCGGAGCAGCTCCTGGTGGAATGCCTGGTATGGCATCAAGAAAGCTCGATAATATGGTCAAATTAGCCCAAAATTTGGATTTATTAGGTATGTATAGTGTGGCGGATCGAATATTGTAAGAAATAGCCAAATTTGCTTGATTTTGGTATAATGCTGTGATAAATTAAATTACAGCATTTTTTTATGCCTGTACTCGAAATGAAACGAAGGAAAGCAAATGGCAAATCAATACAACGAAGACTCCATTCAGATTTTGGAGAGCCAAGAAGCAGTACGCACACGTCCTGCTATGTATATCGGTGATACTGGCAAAAAGGGACTTCACCACCTTGTTTGGGAAATTTTGGATAACTCTGTTGATGAGCATATGGCTGGGCATTGTTCCAAAATTGATGTCATTGTTTCAAAAGACAATCGCACTCTGACTGTAATTGATAATGGTCGTGGAATTCCTGTTGCAGTAAAGCAAGAAGATCTTAAGAAGCGTTCTACTCTTGAGATTGTTCTAACCGAATTACACGCTGGTGGTAAGTTTGGTGATGATGGTTCTGGATATGAAGCATCTGGTGGTCTTCACGGTGTTGGTGCTTCTTGTGTAAACTTTCTTTCAATAAATCTTGATGTTGAAGTTTATCGAGATAAGAAGAAATATCAATTATCTTTTGAGCGTGGTATCCCAGTTGCTCCTGTTAAAGAAATAGGCAATTCATCTTTAACTGGAACAAAAATTTCTTTCACCCCTGACTATAATATTTTTGGTCAGTTTGCAGTGGAAGATGCTTTCCGTGAAGTGCTTGTTGACGATTTTGAAATAGATGAAGTATTTGCTGAATGCTCTGGTAAATGGCGTAAAGCTTTAATTAACGGAGAAGTAAACGGTATTACTTTTTACGATATATTTAAGTCAACTAATATTGATGAGCAGCTTTTATATGTAATTTATAAAATTTGGAATAAGCGCTCTAATGACAATATCCATTTTGATGAAGCTGTTATTATTCGACGTTTAAAAGAAACAGCTTATCTTAATGGTGGACTAAAAATTGTCTACAAGAATGAGCATACTGGAACCAAAGAAGATTTTTACTACGAAGGTGGAATTGCAGATTACGTAAGCTATCTTGCATCTACTCGTTCAAATCCTTATCCATCAAAGCCATTTTATTTTGAAAATAAGTCTGGAAAGATAAATGTCCAAGTTGCTTTTCAGTATTCAGAAGACGATGATGAAACAACCTATGCATATGCTAACAACATTAACACTGCTGACGGTGGTACTCATTTAAGTGGCTTCAAGACATCTATCACGAGAATTGTAAATCAATTTTCTCGATCCTCAGGTGTTATTAAGGAGAAAGAACCCAATTTGACTGGTGAAGATATCCGTGAAGGTATCGTTGCTATCATCTCAGTTCGTCTTCCTCAACCTCAATTTGAAGGGCAAACCAAGGGCAAACTTGGGTCACCTGAAGTTGAAAGCGTTGTAAATAAACTTTTCTCTGAAGCACTTGTTGAATATTTTGAGAAGAACCCATCAATTTTCAAAATGATTGCTGAACGTGCTTTACGCTCTGCTCGTGCTAGGGCTGCAGCAAAGAAAGCATCTGAATCTATCAAGCGTCAAGGTTTTCTAGGTAAGTCAGGTTCTCTTCCAGGTAAATTGTCTGATTGTGACACTGAAGATGTATCTATTTCAGAATTGTTCTTGGTTGAAGGCGATTCTGCTGCTGGATCTTCTAAGGGTGGTAGAAATCCTATCACTCAAGCAATTCTTCCTATTCGTGGAAAAATCATCAATCCAGAGAAGAATGAACTTGCTAAGCTTCTTGCAAATGAAGAAGTTTCTGCACTAATTTCAGCAATTGGAACTGGAATTCGTGATGATTTCAAGATTGAAGATTTGCGTTATGGCAAAGTTATCATTATGACTGACGCTGATGATGATGGGGCTCATATTGCTGCTCTTTTGATGACATTCTTCTATCGATTTATGCGTCCTCTGGTTTTGAAGGGTCATTTATATCTTGCAAAGCCACCTCTGTATCGTGTGACTATAAAGAATGTTCATAACTATATTCACACTGAAGAAGAGCTAAATTCCTATCGTGCCAAGTATGGTGATAAAATAGATGTGACACGATTCAAGGGATTAGGCGAAATGGATGCTGATGAACTTGGACACACAACTATGGAAATTGGCACACGTCAAATAATCAAAATTGGTGTCGAAGATGCAGAAGAAGCTTCAAATATGCTCAGTGTTTTAATGGGCAATGAAGTAGGTCCACGTAAGGCTCATATAATCAAGAAGTCTTTTGAACGTAGTAAGGAAGTTGTAAACTAATGGCAAGGAATCTTAGAGTTAAGAGTGATGTGGAAGCATCACTTTTAACAGATACAATTCTTGAGAGAAATTTTGTTGATCTTATCGATGAACGATTCACTAACTATGCTTTTGCAGTTATGGAAGATCGTGCATTACCAGATGCTCGTGATGGTCTAAAGCCATCACAGCGTCGTACTCTTGTTGCAATGGATGATCTTAAGCTCCGTGCATCAGGAAAAACTAAGAAATGTGCAAAGATTTGTGGTGATGTCTCTGGAAATTACCACCCACACGGAGAAGCAGTGGTTTATCCTACTCTTGTTCGTATGGCACAAACTTGGTCATTGCGTTATCCACTTATCTCTCCACAGGGTAACTTTGGTTCTCCTGCCCCTGAAGATAAGCCAGCTGCAATGCGATACACAGAAGCTAAGCTCTCTTCTTTTGGCGATTTGATGGTAAATGAATTATCTGATCAGGTAGTTCGTTATCAATCAAACTACAATGATGAAATGATGGAGCCAACTGTTCTTCCATCACTATTTCCTAATTTGATTGTTAATGGATGTAGTGGAATTGCAGTTGGATGGGCAACGAATATGGCACCTCACAATTTGCGTGAAGTTGCCAAACTAGTTGATGCTTATATCAAGAACCCAGATATTACAACTGACGAAGCTCTACAGATTGTTCCTGGTCCAGACTTCCCAATTCGTTGTAAGGTTTTAGGCTTGGATGGCATTCGTTCATACTTTACAAATGGACGTGGAACTGTTCAGCTTGAAGGCTACTACGACATTGTTCAAGAGCGTAATCAGGAAATTATCAAGGTAAGTGAATTGCCTTATGGTAGTAGTGCTGAAAGCTTTTGTCGTGAGATCAAAGAACTTGTTGAGAGTAAGAAAATTGAAGGTATTACTGGCCTCAAGAACCTTACTAGCAAGAAGGGTATGGATGTTCGCATCTGGCTTCATAAGAGTGTAAGTTCTCAAGTTATCCTTAATCAACTTCTCAAGCGTACATCACTTCGAACAAGTTTCTCTGTCAATTCCACTGTTCTTATGGATGGTAAGAAAGTTGTTGAGAACGTATCTATTCTTCAGCTGGTAAAGGCTTTTGTAGATCATCGTAAAGAAGTTCTGACAAATAAATTTACAGCTGAACACTCGAAGAATAGTTCCCGTATTCATATTCTTGAGGGTCTTCTTGGAATTACAGATAAGATTGATGCAGTAATCAAGCTTGTTCGTAATTCTGATAATAAAGAAGAAGCAGCAAAAGAACTTATTGCTCAAAAGTTTGTTTCATCCCAAGAACAGGCTGATGCGGTATTAAGAATTACTCTTGGAAACCTTACTAAACTTGACACTCGTGCATTACAAGATGAGTTTGACAAGTTG